CCATTGCACCGAAAACCTTGCCTACCCCGACCGCATCCTCAACCGCCTGCAGCGGCTATATGCCAGCTGGGGCAGATCGGTGGTGCGAGCGTGAACGCGCTGATCTTCGCCGCTGGCCTGATCCTGGGCGGCATCTTCACCCATCTGTGGGACGTCGACGCGGTAGCCCAGGCGCGCGCCGATCTCGCCGGCCTGAAGGGCCAACACAGCGAGCAGCTGGCCAAGGAGCGCGAAATAGCTCTCAAGCGCCTGCTGGCTGCCGAGGCGCACGCCGACCAGCTGCAGGCCGCCTTGGGCGACACCGAGCAGCGCCTGTCCGATAAACAGAAGGAGATTCAACGTGAAATCACTCGCACTACGACTGGCCGGGTTTGCCTTGATGGCCGCACTGTCGGCCTGCTCAACAGCGGCGCCGCAGATGGAACTGCAACCATGCCCGCGCCCGCCAGCAAGCCTGCTGCGGAAGATGCCGCCGTTGCCACCGATACCGACGTCGCCACTTGGGCCAACCAAGCCATCGAACAGTACAACGCCTGCCGCGCGCGGCTCGGCACCTTGATCGACTGGTTCCTGCCCGCCTCATCCGCCCCCATCAACCCGATCGAGCAACACGATGACTGATATCTATGACCGCGCCTGTGAGCAGGAAGAACGCGATCGCAAGATCGCCCTGCAGGCCCAGCAAGCCCGCGCCGGCCTGGCAGGCAAGACCGTGAGCGACAGCGCCACCGAATGTCAGGACTGTGCTGAGCCCATTCCGTATAAGCGCCGCGAGGCCATGCCCGGCTGCCAGTTCTGTATCGAGTGCCAGGCGCAGCGCGAGAAGGCATTTTATGAGCATTGATATCAGCGGCGCTCAGGTCATCGTCGTTGTGTTTAACGGTGTCCTGCTCTGCCTGGCGTTTTTCATCCGACTGTGGATCACCAGGCTGCAGTCCGACCTGGACAGCGCCAAGAAGGCGCGCCAGGAGCTGGCCAACGAGTTCCACGCTTACCAGCTGCAGTGCGCCCGCGACTTTGCCCCCAAGGCCGACATGAACCATGGCCGCGCGGAGGTGATGGAAGTGATGCATGAACTGAACCGCAAGGTAGACCGCATTTACGACAAACTTGATACGAAAGCCGATAAGCCATGACCGCAACCCAAAACAACGCCACCCAGGAAGTCAGCGAGGAGCTGCGCCTGCTGCGCAAGATCGACCAGAAGGTGGATGGCATCGACGCCCAGCTGGCAGACGTTAAGCGGCAGGCCGTCATGTATGGCGCTGCTGCGGGCGGCTTGTCCGGCGCGATCGCCGCTGTTGGCGTCATGGCCGCCAAGATCAAGCTGGGCCTGTAACGCATGGCACACCCACCAGAAGTCCGAGACAAGGTCCGTCGCGCTTACGTGTTCGACCGCCTGTCGCTGGAAGTGGCAGCGTTAAAGTGTGGCGTGTCGTATGGCACGGCCAGCCGCTGGAAGGCGCAGGCGGCCCAGATCGGCGACGACTGGGAGAAGGCGCAGGCTGCGCAGCTGATGGCTGGCGGCAGCATTGAAGACATCGGGCGCCAGATGCTGGCCGGTCTGGTGACGCAATACCAGTCCAGCATGGATGAGATCACCCGCAGCGCGGAGATCAACCCGGCGACTAAGGTCCAGCTGCTGGCCAGCCTGGCCGACGCCTTCAACAAGACTGTCGCGGCGTCGAAGCGCATCCTGCCTGAAACGTCGGAACTGGCCACCGCCATGGAGGTGGTCCAGAAGCTGGCCAGCTTTGTGCGCCAGCGCTATCCCCAACATGCCAGCGCGTTTGCCGAGCTGCTGGAGCCGTTCGGTGACGAACTGGCGAAGTCCTACGGGTAACCGATGGCAAAGCTCTCCAAGAAAGACTTCCTTGCCCAGCTCGCCGAGCTGGCCAGCGGCATGCAGATGGCGATCGAGGCCGAGTGTGATGGCTTCGACACCGCTCCGGAGCAGATGCAGGCGCGGCGCTTGGCCGCTTTCGGGTCGTTCCGTAGCTTCGCGCAGACCTACTTCCCGCACTACATCAAGCATTCGCCGGCCACGGTCCACGACTATCTGTTCGACCGTTTCCAGGAAGTCGTCGACAACAAGATCGGCGACCATGACGCCGTGGCCGCGCCGCGCGGCCACGCCAAGTCGACCATCATCACCCAGATCGGCACGCTCTGGTGCATCGTCACCGGCCGGAAGAAATACCCACTGATCGTGATGGACGCCCTCGACCAGGCGCTGCCCATGCTGGAGGCGATCAAGGCCGAGCTGCAGTTCAATCCACGGCTGCTGCTGGACTTCCCCGAGGCGACCGGCCAGGGCCGCGTCTGGCAGGTCGGCGTGATCGTCACCGCCAATGACGTTAAGGTCGAGGTGTTCGGCTCCGGCAAAAAGATCCGGGGGCGCCGGCACGGCCCGCATCGTCCCGATCTGATTATCGGCGACGACCTGGAGAACGACGAGAACGTGCGCAGCCCAGAGCAGCGCGACAAGCTGATGTCCTGGGTAACCAAGAGCTTGCTGTCGCTCGGCCCGGCCGATGACAGCATGGACGTGTTCATCATCGGCACCATCCTGCACTACGACTCGGTGCTGGCCAGGCTGATCAAGAACAAGCTCTGGCGCGGGGTCAAGTTCCGCGCCGTCGAGCAGTGGCCGGGCCGCATGGACCTGTGGGACCGCTGGACCGAGCTGCTGCTCAACGACGGCGAGGAGGTGGCCAAGGCGTATTACGACAAACGTCCAGAGATGGACGTCGGCGCCAAGATCTGCTGGCCAGGCGGCACCACGTTCTACAAGCTGATGGTCAAACGCGCCCGCGATGGCAAGTCTGCCTTCGACTCGGAACAGCAGAATGACCCGGTCAGCGGCGACGACGCGCCGTTCGCCAACTGCATCCAGTTTTGGGTCAACCGGCTCAACGAATGGGTGTTCTATGGCGCCTGCGATCCGTCCCTGGGAAAGAAAGGTGGATCGCGCGACCCGTCGGCGCTGCTGGTCGGTGGCGGCAACCGCGTTACCGGTGTGCTCGACGTGGTCGAGGCCAAGATCGCCAAGCGGCTGCCCGACAAGATCATCGAGGACATCATCGCGTTGCAGCAGGAATATCACTGCCTGGTGTGGGTGGTGGAAACCGTCCAGTTTCAGGAGTTCCTGCGCACCGAGTTGGTCAAGCGGAGTGCCGCGCGCGGCATACCTGTGCCGGCGGCGGCCGTCACTCCGCACGACGACAAGCTGCTGCGCATCGAGTCGCTGCAGCCGCACATGGCCAATGGGCTGATCCGGCTGCATCCATCCCAGAACACGCTGATTGAGCAGCTGACCCACTTCCCGATGGCCGACCACGACGACGGTCCTGACGCTCTGCACATGCTGTGGGCGGCGTTCGTATCGCGCATGGGCGGCCTCAAGGCCCGATTGAGCGGACAGCGCCGCGCCGCCTCGAATACGTCCGACTACGTCAACGGCTAAGCCATTGCAGCGTGAGCGTTAAACCACCACAGGATTGAACATGACCGATATCGACAAAGCAGCCCTCAAGTCTGTCATCGCGACAGTACAGCGCGACATCACCCACCCGTATTTCACCTCCGTGATGCGCCAGCAGGATGACACCCTGCTGCAGCGCGGCGGCGGCAAGGGCCTCAAGATCTACGACGAGATCGAGCGCGACGCCAAAGTGTTCTCATCGCTGCAGAAGCGCAAGCTGGCGGTCATTGGCCGGCCGTGGCAGGTAGATCCAGCATCGACCAGCCCGCGCGACAAGGCGGCGGCCGAGATGGTCAAGCGCAACCTGATGCGCATCAACTTTGACACCGTCACACTTAACGCCCTGGACGCGATCCTCAAAGGCTTTTCGGTCGGCGAGGTGATCTGGGGCCAGGATGGCAAGGAATTCGTCATCGAGCGCATCCTGCCGCGCAATGCCCGGCGCTTCACCTTCGACCTCGACTTCAAGCCGCGCATGCTGACCTGGCAAAACCTGATGGTCGGCGAGGCGCTGCCTGAGCGCAAGCTCATCGTCCACAGCTACGGCGGCAAGGACGGTAGCCCGTTCGGCCTGGGGCTGGGCACGCGCCTGTTCTGGCCGGCCTTCTTCAAGCGCCAGGATATCTCCAGCTGGCTGGTGTTCCTGGACAAGTTCGCCTCGCCGACCGCCGTGGGCAAATACAACCCTGGCGCGCCGGCCTCCGACGTCGACGACCTGATGGCCGCCATGCAATCGATCGCGCAGGAGACCTCCATCGCCATTCCAGAGGGCATGGTGGTCGAGTTCCTGGAAGCCTCGCGCTCCGGTGGCACCGACGCCTACGAGCGCATGGCGCGTTACATGGACGAGCAGATCGAGGAGATTGTGCTGGGCGACAGCGGTGGCAAGGGCACTGGCGGTGCCATCGCGGCGGCGGCGATCACCAAGAAGGAAGTGCGGATCGAACTGGTCAAGGCTGACGCCGACCTGCTGTCCGACACGTTAAACGCCAGCATCGCGCAATGGCTGGTCGACCTCAATATGCCTGGCGCCGGGGTTCCACGCATTTCCCGCATCGTGGAGGAGCCGGCCGACCTGCTGGCCAAGTCCGAGCGCGACAAGAATATCCACGCGATCGGATACCGCCCGACGCTGGAGTATGTGCATGAGACCTATGGCGGGACGTGGGAGCGCGTGCCCGAGCCTGGTCGCCAGAGCGCCATGGCTGCGCCGGCCACGCCGGCAGCCGCAAGCCTCAGCGCCGATTTTTCTGAATCCGACATGCAGCGCCTGGCCGGCCAGGTCGCCCTGGAGGCGGCGCTGACCGCAACCATCGACGGCCGCTCCCAAAAGCTGCAACCGCTGGCCACCGCCTTGCTGGTGCCGCTGATCGATGCGCTGGAAAAGGCGACGTCGTTCGAGGAAGCATTTAACGTCATCGCCGAGGCGTTCCCGATGATGGACAGCGACAAGCTCACCGAGCTGCTCGGCCGGGCCGAGTTCGTGTCGCAGATCCTGGGGCAGAATGAACCCGGTGACCAGGGCGCCGACTGATGAAGGCAACTGACCTGCGCGTCGCCTTCAACCTGCCGCCTGAGCGGGCGATCTCGTTCCTGGGCGCCAAGGGGCTACAAACAAGCGGGGGATGGCAGGAGGTGTGGCAAGAGGCGCATGCGCGCACCTTCACCGTCGCCAACTGCAGCAAGCTCGACGTCCTGCAGGACATTCATGGCGCCCTGGTTGAGGCGCAGAAGAACGGCACCACTTACAGCCAATTCCAAGACCGGCTAAAGCCGCTGCTGCAAAAGAAAGGCTGGTGGGGGAAAGCGATCGACCCGGAAACCGGCGAGATCACCGCCACTTACCCGAACTCTCTGCGGCCGGTCCAGTACGGATCGCCGCGCCGGCTTCAGCTGATCTTTGACACCAACATTCGCTCGGCCTACATGGCTGGAAAGTTTAACGCCTTCAAGGAATCGGCCGGCACCCATCCCTACTGGATGTATACGGCCATCCTGGACGGGCGCACTCGTCCGGCCCATCGTTCGCTGCACGGCCGCGTATTCCACCACGATGATCCGATCTGGACGACGATCTGGCCGCCAAACGGTTTTCGGTGCCGCTGCACCGTTATTAATATACGCAAGTCGTCGATGGAGGCCCAGGGCTACACCGTGTCCGATTCGCGCGGCTACGCCGAACAGGTCGAGGTGCCGATCTCAAAGCGCGACCCCAAGGCCGGCACTGCCACGGTGACGCAGCTGCGGCTGCCCGGCATGGACAAGCCGTTCCGGACAGATCCTGGCTGGAGCAGCAACCAGGCGCTGGCCGCGTACCAGCCCAAGCTGGACGAATATACCTACCAGGTGGCGCACCAATACGTAGGTGGGGCGTTAAAGGGGCCGGCCTTCGAGCGCTTCTTTGCCGGCAAGTCGCTGGAGGACTTCCCGGTCGGCGTGCTCAAGCCCGTCGACATGCAGGCCATCGGCGCGCTGAGCCAGACGGTGTATCTCTCCCAGGAGTCGGTGGCCACCCACATTGTGAGCCATCCGGAAATCGGCCTGGCCGACTACCAGAAGATCCCAGACATCCTGGACCGAGGTGCTGTATACAAGCAAGGAGAAGACCGCCTGGTGGTTCTGGCGCTGGACGGTGTACTGTACCGCGCCGGCCTGAAGCGTACAAAAAGCGGGATGAAGAATTACTTCCTGACGCTATATAAGACGAACGAGAAGGCGGCCGACAGGTCTGTGGTGAGTAAGCTGGAGCGCTTGCGATAAGCGTTAAAGAGGAGAAGCCAGTCGCGGGGCACGCACTCCCCGCTAGATCTCATCAACCGCACATGGTGCCGTGCAGAAGGACTCGGAAGCATTCCGACGACTGGCAACCTGATTATAGGACAAGTTCATGACCTTTGATATACGGATCGATTCAGCCCATGCGGAGACAGTTCTGGGCGCTGCAATCGACAAGATTGTCCAGCCGGCGCCGCTGATGCGAGCGGTGGCCACCGAACTGGCGACGGTTACCGCGTTCAACTTCCTATCACAGGGGCGTCCCCGCTGGCTCGGCCTGCAGCGGCCATCGCCAAAGCGCGCCAACGGGATGATCCTCCAATCGTCCGGCCGCCTACGCGACTCGATCGTCGAATCGGTCACCGGTACCAGCGCAGCGATTGGCACCAACGTGGTCTATGCAGCCATCCACCAGCTCGGTGGCCAGACCCGGCCGCACGTGATCCTGCCGAAGAACAAGAAGGCGCTGGCATTCAACGGCCGGGTCGTCAAGAAGGTGAACCACCCTGGGTCCAAAATCCCGGCGCGCCCCTTCCTTCCGATCGATCACAACGGCAACCTGCAGCCCGAGGCCGTGAGTGGAATCGAATCAGCGGTCCAGGAGTACCTGCAGTCCGTTTTTGACCGATAGCCGCGCCTCGTTAAATCCGCCCCGCAGGCGCGCAGACGCACCCTTGCGCAAGGCGAACTACCAAAAGAACGCTGGCGCAGTTCTTAACGGGGGTTTAACGGCCTCCAAATCGATTCCTGCGCAAGACGAAAGCCGCCATAGTCGGAAAGCGGTCTTCCTTGCCACCCAAGTGCGAAGTCGGCTAGACTAAAAAGACGGGTTCCAGCAGTTCCACCGGAACCCCGTCCGCCTTAACCGCCTCGGTCATGCCGCCCACAATGGGCGACATGAAACCAATCCAAATATTCAAACCCGGCAAGCATGTCGCAGCCAGCGGCGGCTCCTTCAACTTCTCCGAGTCGGACGTCGCCGCGACAATCGCGGCCTACGATCCGGCGCTGCACGAGGCGCCCATCGTCGTCGGCCACCCGCGCCATGATCTGCCGGCCTACGGCTGGATCAAGTCGCTGGCGTTCGCCGACGGCGCGCTGGCGGCCGAAACGCAGCAGGTGGATTCGGCCTTCGCCGAGCTGGTCGACGCCGGCCGCTACAAGAAGATATCGGCCAGCTTCTATCACCCCGAATCGCCGAGCAATCCCGTGCCAGGTGTTTACTACCTGCGTCACGTCGGCTTCCTGGGCGCGCAGCCGCCAGCGGTCAAGGGCCTGCGCAATCCCGAGTTCAACGAAGCTGACGAAAAGGTTGTCTCGTTCGACTTCAGCGAACAGAGCTATACCTGGTCGATGCTGGCCGGCATGTTCCGGTCGCTGCGCGAATACGTCATCGGCAAGGATGGCGCCGAGAAGGCTGACCAGCTGATCCCGAACTGGCAGATCGACCAGCTGCAGCGCACCGCCGACGAGGCCACCGAGGTTGACGCGGCCGCCCAGGCAACCGCCACTCCCGCATTTTCCGACCCCACCCACACCAATGAAGGAGATTCCATGTCCCTGACTGCACAGCAAATCGCGGATATGCAGGCCGAAAACCTGCGCCTCAAAGAAGAAGCCGGCCAAGTCACCGCCCGCGTCGCCGCGCTGGCCACCCAGGAAGCCGAGCACCGCCGCCAGGCCAACGTCGCGTTTTGCGAAACCCTGGTCTCCAACGCCCAACTGCACCCCGGCCAGAAGGACAACGTCGTCGCCCTGCTGACTGGTCTGAGCGGCCAACCTGCCGCAGCCGGCGCTGACACCGTCGTCGAATTCTCGGAAGGCGGTGCCAAGAAGCCGCTGCCGCTGGCCGACGCCCTCAAAGCGCTGCTGAGCGCACAGCCCAAGATCGTTGACTTCGGTGAATCGGGCGCCGGCCGCAAGCCTGCGGTCGAACTGGACGATCCCACGGCCCTGGCCCGCGCAGCCGTCGAATTCCAGGAATCGGAGCGCCGGGCCGGCCGCGTGATCAACGTGGCACAGGCCGTCACCCACGTCATCTCGAAAACTTAACGGTCACGCCGCGAGGCTGATTGCAAAACCACCCCTCATATATATAGGAGCAATGCATGTCCAACTTGCAGCTGGCTAAGAACTACGTGGCGGACGTCGTTATCCCGCCATTCCGCATCGTCAAACCCGGCACGGCTGATGACCGTGTGACCCTGGCCACGGCGGCAACCGACGCCCTGATCGGAACGACCATGGATATTGGCGCCGCCATCGGCGAGCGCTGCGATGTCCAGCTGGCCGAGATCGCCTACGTCGAAGCCGGCGCAGCGATTACCCGTGGCGCCTTGATCACCGCCGACGCGGTCGGCCGTGGCATTGTCGCCGCGCCGGCGGCTGGCACCAACTACTCGGTCATCGGCCGCGCACTGGAGACCGCCACCGCTGCCGGCGACATCATCCGCGTCATGCAGTCGATCGGCCAGATCCAAGGCTAACCCTAGCGCGGCATTCGTGCCGCTTGAACAGCACCGCCCACCCGCCATCTAACAGGAGACTTCATGTCCACCACAGCCTTTCCCATTAACCCCGAACTGTGCGCAGTCGCGATTGCCTACCAGAACACCGCCGACTCGCTGATCGCAGACTCGGTGTTGCCGCGCGTACCAACCGCGATGAAATTCAAGTACACCAAGTACGACGCGGCCCAGGGCTACACCGTGCCGCAAACCAAGGTGGGGCGCAAGTCCGAGCCGACCATGGTGGACTTCGGTGGTACCGACGTTAACGACGAGTGCGCTGACTACGGCCTGGACGACATGATCCCGAACAGCGAGATCCAGGCTTGGGACGAAATGCCGAAACCGGCCTCGGGCGGCCCGATCGATCCGAAGCAGATCAGCACCATGATGCTGTCGAACCTGATCCTGCTGGACCGCGAAGTGCGCGTGGCCGCCACCGTATTCAACGCAGCGAACTATGTGGGCGCCCAGCAGCAGACGCTGTCGGGCACCTCGCAGTGGAGCGACTACGCCAACAGCAATCCCCTCAATGCTCTCCTCGCCGCACTGGACGTTCCCCTGATGCGCCCGAACAAGATGGTCATCGGCCGTGCCGGCTGGACCAGCCTGCGCCAGCACCCGAAGATTGTCCAGGCGATCTACAAGTCGGCACAGAGCGCCGGTACTGTCTCGCGCGAACAGCTGGCCGAGCTGCTGGAACTGGAAGAAATTTGCATCGGCTCGGCGTTCGTCAATACGGCGCGCAAAGGCCAGGCCGCCTCGTTCAACCGTACTTGGGGCAAGCACTGCTCGCTGATCTATTCCAACACCCAGGCTGCGATGACCGGCCAGCCGACCTACGGCTTCACCGCCCAGTTCGGCACCCGCATCGCTGGCGACATCCCCGAGCCGAAGGTCGGCCTGCGTGGTGGTGTGCGTATCCGTACCGGTGAGTCGGTCAAGGAAGTGATCTGCGCGCCGGATGTGGGCTACTTCTTCCAGAACATCATCGCTTAACCGGCGCCGGAATAAAGTGGAGGTGGCGCTTGCGCCTCCTCCCTGGATCAAACCCATTAATAAAGGAACGCCACATGGCCACCAAATCGAAACCAGCGACTGCGGATGCCGTTGCCGCTGGCACCAAGACCTACACCGTTAAATACGTCGTAAACCATGATGGTGACGAATACGGGGTTGGCAGCGAGATCGACCTGACCGACAAGCAGGCGGCGCCATTACTGGCCGTTGGCGCCATCAGTGACCCATCCGCTACCGCCGGCGACGAGGCGGCATAAGCATCATGTTCGCCACTAAGAACGACATGGTCAGCCGCTTCGGCGACAAGGAAGTCATCCAGATCACGGACCGTGACTACAGCGGCGCGATCAATGACGCGGTGCTGCAGCGCGGACTCAATAGCGCCGATGCCGAGATATCCGGTTACCTGGCCGGGCGATACGCGCTGCCGTTCGAGGTGGTACCTCAAATGCTCGTCGACTATGCCTGCGACATTGCCCGGTACCGGCTGACCGGTACCGAGGTGAACTGCACGCCGGACATCGAGACACGCTACCACCAGGCAGTGAAATACCTCACCCTGGTCGGCCAGGGCAAGATATCCCTGGGCATCGACACGGCCGGCGCCGTGGTCGGCGGCCCATCCGCGACCAGCAATTCCATCCGGGTCCGGAGCGGGAGCCGACGATTTAACGACGACTCGATGACGGGCTACTGATGCTGGCAGCCATCGAAAACGCGATCATCGATCGCATCAAGAGCGCGCACCTGAGCTATCTGCCCACTGTCGAAAGCTATGGCGGACAGTTCGACGACGACACGTTTGATGTGGTTCGCGTCTTGCCAGCCGTCTGGGTCACCTTTGCCGGATCGGCAAAGCCCGAGCAGAAGGGGGAAAAGAAGTTCCTGACGCCGGCCACCTTCGCCGTCATGTGCTGTGCCCGTAGCACGCGCAGCGAAAAGACTACGCGCCACGATGGCCCAGGTGGTGAGGTCGGCGTCTACCGGATTTTGGAAGATGTTAAACAGCTTTTGCTGATGCAAGACCTTGGGCTGGAAATCGACCATCTGCGTCCAGGCGCCACGCGCACGCTCTACAACACGAAACTGCGCAACAGTGGACTGGCGGTCTTCTCCCAGGAATGGCACACGAAATACGTGGACATGGTCGCGCCAGAGGCAGAGGTCGACCTGCTGAGTGTGGGGCTGAACTATCGCAGCAAGCCAGGCGACGACGTCACCGACGCATCCGACCTTGTCACCCTTTAACGCAGCACCGAATCTTTAACACTGCCATCAACACCAGGAGGTCGCATGAATACCTTGCAAGTGAAAGCCGCCGCCGGCTTGTCCGTCCCAATGGAACACAAGCCGCGCACCTATATCAACGACTCTCAAGTGGTCACCGTGGCCGACTCGACCTACTACCAGCGCCGCCTCGCCGACGGCGACCTGGTGCTGCAGGACGGCGCGCAAGTAGCTGGTGCCGTATCCAGCGACGGTGATAAGAAGCCGGCGTCCGTTCGCGGCGCCACCAACAAAACCTCTGGAGAATAAGAATGGCCAGCCCGAACGTTTCCTTCGCAACGATCCCCTCGTCGATCCGTAAGCCCGGCAAGTATTTTGAATTTAACACTGCCCTGGCAGTGCGCACCCTGCCTGCCAACAGCCAGAAAGTCCTGCTCATTGGCCAGCGCACTGCCAGTGGCCAGGTTTTGGCCGGCGTGCTCACTGACGTGTTCAACGATGCCGACGCCGGAAAATACTTCGGCTTCGGCTCGCAATTGCACATGATGGCATCGGCGGCGATCAGCACTTATCCAGGCATGGCGTTGCAGGCGATTGCCGTGGACGATGCCGGCGGCGCCATTGCGGCAACCGGGACCGTGACCATCACCGGTACCGCAACGGCAGCAGGCGTTTTGACCGTCAACATCGCCAATGACGTCGTGAACGTGGCTATTGCAACCGCCGACACGCCGACCATCATCGCCACCGCCCTGGTGGCGGCCATCGCTGCGCGGACAGACCTTGCGATTACCGCTGCAGCAGCGGCCGGCGTGGTGACGCTGACCGCAAAGAACAAGGGAACCCTGGGCAACCAGATCAAAGTATCCACGGCGTTAAACGGTGCGACCGCCGTCACGGCAGCTGTCGTGGCCATGGCATCGGGCGCCACTGACCCCACGCTGGCAGCTACGCTGGCCATCGTCTTCACCGCCGGGCATACGATCATCGCTTCGGCGTTCAACGACACGACCAATCTGCAGGCGCTGCGCACGCACCTGGACAACGTATCGAACGCCCTGGAGCAGCGCGGTGCGATAGCGGTCGCCGGCCACATCGGCACTCTGGCACAGTCCACGACGCTGGCCGCAACGGTCAACAGCGGCCGCATCTGTCTGGGTCTCGTCCCGTCGACGACGTCCATGCCTTTCGAGATTGCGGCAGGTTTCGCAGCGCTGCTGGCGTCCGAAGAAGATCCGGCACGGCCGCTTAATACCCTGGCGCTCAAGAGTGTCAGCACCATCCCTCTGGCCAATCGCCTGTCGCGCACCGAGCAGGAAAACGCGCTAGCCAACGGCGTCACCCCATTTGAAGTAGGGCCTGGCGAGAAGGTCCAGATTGTCCGCGCTATTACGACATACACCCTCGACCCCAACGGCATCCCCGACATTTCCCTGCTGGATGTCACGACGATCCGCACGCTCGACTATGTCCGCAAGACGATGCGCGAGCGCGTGGCCTTGCGCTTCCCGCGCGACAAGCTCTCCGAGCGAACCCCTGGCCGCGTGCGTTCCGAGCTGCTCGACGTTATGTACAAGCTGGAGGAATTGGAGATCATCGAAAACGTCGAAGACTCCAAGCCGGGCCTGATCGTGGAGCGTGATAGCCAAGATCCGAACCGCTTGAACGCCAAGATTCCGACCGATGTGGTCAATGGCTTGCATGTGTTCGGGGGACGTATCGATCTGATTCTGTAAGCAATTCCAATGGCGCGGCGATCGCTGCCGCGCCCATTTAACACCAACAGGAGAAAAAAATGGCACTGAAAGAATACCAGGGCGCGATCGTGCTGGAGGTGGACGGCACCGAGGTCGAGATCGAATCGCTTGACGTCACCGAGAAGTCCGGCCGCAAGCTAATCAAGACCATGAACAAGACCGGCCGTGCGACGGGCTTTTCCAAGGGCGTCGGGGAGATCACGCTGAAGATTTCGGCCGTCGTCCCGGTGGCGGGCGATCTCGACTGGATCAACCTCCAGGGCGCGAAGATTACCGTTTATCCGCTCGGCGGCGGCCAGCGCACCAGTTACCTCGACTGCTTCACCACCGAAGTCGGCAAAAAGTACAAGGTCGATGGCGAAGCCATGCAAGACCTGCAGATGAACGCGCTGCGCAAGGTTCAGGAATAAGCGTTCAGCTACCGCCAGCCAACAAGGAATTAAATATGAATATCACCGTTAAAAATGTACTGCCGATAGGATTTCAACACAACGGCAATCTGGTGCGTGACTTCACCGTCCGTCCCGCGATTGTGCGAGACAGCATTGAGGCCATCGAGGAGCTGGGCAGCGACTGCTCCAAGGCGCGCCTGCGTGTTGCCATTGAAGCGCGCCAGGTGGCGTTTGACGGCGTACCGCCGGCCGAACATGGCAGCGACCTCGTCATGGGGCTGTGTGACCGGGATTATGGCGCATTGACCGCCGCGATCGACGACGTCGAAAAAAAGCTCACGGCGCAGAGCAAGCCCTAAAGTGGGTTCGCCAGGCTCAGATCCTGCTCGGCCGCGCAGGATTCGACCCTGTCTCGGTATTGAACATGACCCAGGCGGAACTGTTATCGCATCTCACCAACCTGGCGCCACCCGGGGCCTCTGAACCACCCGATAGCGGTTCCGCCACACACGTCAATCACTCGCGTCTGCGCCGCAAGCAACAACGGCAAACCACCTCCTGAACCCGCCTCCATTCCACTTAGGGACACCCCAAAATGAGTACCAATTTAGAGCTTGCGATGATTCTGCGCTGGCGGGGCCAAGAGGCCAGGGCCGGCATAAACCAGATCCAGGACGATCTTCGCCGCACGGGCGAGACCGGCCGCGCCACGACCGACCGGCTCGTCAGCTCAACGCGCGACCTGGAACGCGGCACAACTACCCTGGGCCGAGCCTATGACGGCGTGCTGCGCCGCTTATGGGATCTGGGGCGGCAGCGCCCCGGTGACCAGCTGGCCAACAGCATGCGCCGCGCGCGCGAAGAGGCCGAGCGCACTATCAGCGCCTTCGAACGACTCAAGACGGCCGGCCGCATCGGCGCCGGCCTGGTCGCTGGCGCCGCCGCCGCAAAGTTTGTTCTGGCAGATCCGATGAACAAGACGATGGACTACGGCATGCGCCTGGCGAGCATGTCGAACACGGCGTTCGCTGGGCGCGACTTGGCCGGGCGGATCGCGGGCAAGAAGGAACTGGACGACGCCGTGGTGAAGTCGGTGCGCTATGGCGGCGGCACGCGCGACCAGGCGGCCGGCACCCTCGACACGTTGATCGCGGCCGGTACGATGAGCGTTCAGGATGCGATGGGAATGCTGCCAGGTATCACCAAGGCGGCGACGGCCTCCGGGGCGGACCCGAACCAGCTGGCCAACATCGCCCTGCGCAGCATGGCCACCTTCAAGATTGGCGCCAAGGACATCCCCAAGGTCATGGACATGGCGATTACGGCGGGACAGGAAGGCGGCTTTGAGCTGAAGGACATGGCCAAGTGGCTGCCGCAGCAAATGGCCGCCGGCCGCATGTCGGGCCTGTCCGGCCTCGATGGCTTGGCCAAGATCCTGGCTGCCAACCAGGCGTCGGTGATCACCGCCGGCTCCAAGGATGAGGCCGGCAACAACCTGGTCAACTTCCTTGCCAAGATCAACAGCCAGGACACGGCCACGGATGCCAAGAAGCTGGGCATTGATCTGCCTGGCACGTTGGCGGCCGCACGCGCCAAGGGCATCGACTCGCTGGACGCGTTCGTCCGGCTGACCGATATGACAGTGGGTAAGGACCAAAAATACCAGGCGCTCAAAAAGAACGCGGCGGGCGCCAAAGGCGATGATGCGCGCGCCAACCTGGAGGCGCAGGCCGATATCATTGAAGGGTCGGCGATTGGAAAATTGATCCAGGACCGGCAGGCGCTGATGTACCTGGTCGCCGCGTTGAACAACCGCGACTACATCAAGAATGTCGAGGCCAAGGTGAAACAGGCCGATAAGACCACCGACAAGAATTTCGCGGTGGTCGCCAATGAGGTCGGATTCAAGAAACAGCAAAACGACCAAGAGGGCGAGATCGCAACCTACACGGGGTTCAGCAAGCTCGATGGCCCGATGAAATCGGTGCTTGATCATTTAACGGCGACGGCCCGCGAGTATCCTAACTTCACGGCCGGCATGAAGGTGGCCACCACCGCGCTGACCGCGCTGGCCGCCGCAGCTGGAGCAGCCAGCCTGACCAATTTGCTCACGCGTGGCGGCGCAGGCGCAGCGGCAGGCGCCGCCCCCGGCTTGCTCGGCCGGTTGACCGGCTGGGCGGGTGGTGCAGCGCGCGGCTTGCTGACGACCGGGGCGTTTGCATCGACAATGTCGGCAGGCTCTTTTGCCGCAGCGGCCCCAGCGACCGCAGCTGCAGGCGCGGCCGCTGCAGGCGCAGTCGGCTATGGCGTCGGCATGTTGATCACCAAAGCCATCGAGGGCACCGCCGTGAGCGACGCGATCGGCCGCGCCATTGCGATCTCCCTGGCGGCGATGGGCAATCAGAATGCACGGGAAGCCCGCGAATCCGAACTGCGTAACGCGCCCGTCGAGGTTCATGTTAAGGTGACGAGCGACAGCGCCCACATCGCCGCAGAGGTCACCAATCAGCAGAATCGACAGGCCTTGCGCAAGTAGAATTCCTGTCCGGCGAGGCTCTCCGCCGGAACTCCATCCACCTTATCGAGCCTCGCGCGCGCGGATATTCTGCGCACATGACTTGGGCCGAAAACCTCCTTCCTGCCAGCTTCCGCGCCATCGAATTCGACATCCTGTCGACTGAAGATGAGGCGCGGCGCTCGCTCGCCCGGCACTCATATCCATATACCGACGGTGCCGATGTAGAGGACATGGGAATGGACCCGCGCCAGATCTCGGTCAAGGCCATTTTCTATGGCGATGACTACGAGACCCGCCTGCAGGAGTTCATGGCGGCACTCGACCAGAGGGATGCCGGGCCACTGGTCCATCCCGTGTTCGGGACCATGGACAGCGTGCAGGTCAGCAGGTACCGGATCGAGCATGACGCCGACAGGCCGGATTCCTGCACACTCAGCATCGACTTCGAAGTCTCGACCGCAGGCGCCCCTTTCTTTGATCGGACGCTGGCCAGCCAGACCGCCGATGCGATCGACGATTGCGCCGATGAGGTGGAGGCGGCAAGCGAATCCGCCCTCGTAGACGAGTGCGACGAGGTCAGTGAACTGGGCGCGGGCGGCGCCTTGGATGGGCTTAGCCGTCTCAGCGCGATGCGCCAGCAAGCAGTCTCCTTCCTTATGAATCTGAACAGTGAGGTCCATGGCGTACTCACGTCGATCACCAACCCCATCGGTAATGTGCTGGGATTCGTCTCCGATGTCACCGCGTTAACGCAAAGCCTGATCGATGCGGTACCGCATGAGCTGGAGTACCTGCAGAACCTCTCCAGAAACACGCGCAATGCTATCAATCGGTTGCTCCCATCCTCTTCTGGATCATCACACAACGCCACTTACGCGTCCGCTGGCATCGCCGAAACAGCCTACGCCGCCCTCCAGCGCATCGACCAGGTGCTGCCCATGCCTTCCTTGCAGCCAGTGTTGGCCAATGGGGCAAGCGCCCCGGCCAACTACGCAGCGTGGGCGGCGGCTGTCGCTGCGGCAAACGGTAATGCCGGCAACGCTGCATCGCCCATCTATCCGGTTTCGGCCGCGCAGAGCCAGGCTGACGCTATGGTGTTGCTGACTTATATCGCGACAAAGCGGGCCGTTCTCAAGGCCCGTGTCGCCTCGATGGTCATGAGTGTGGAGGCAGTGTATCCGCTGACTACGCCACGCCAGATCGAACAACTGGTGACCACCGTCCGGGCTGGCATCGACGACGCCATGGCGCTGGCCCGTGCCCGCTATGGATTGGAGCAAGCCCGATCAATTACCGAGCCCCTCAAGACGATGGCGCTGGCCGTCCAGGAGTCCGGCCGGGCGATCATAAACGCACGGCCGCCCTTGATCGTTAGGACCGTTGACGCGCCAACTCCACTGCGCCTTCTTGCACACCGCTGGTATGGGGACCACTCTCGGGCGCTTGAGATTCAGCGTTTGAATACCCTGCGCAGTCCAAACGCCATCACCGTGGGAGACAAGATCAATGCCTATGCCAAATGACGCGTCCGCGCTGCCCAACGAGGCC